TGCGGCGCACCGGCATGTCGTTCGAGAAGATCGGCGAGCAGCTCGGCGTGACCCGCCAACGCGCGCATCAGGTGTACAAGACGGCGCTCGAAGAGATCGTGCTTGAGGACGTCACGTTGTACCGGACTGAGCAGGCCGAACGCCTTGATGCTCTGCTGGAGCAGGCGAACGAGGTGCTGGCCGCTAACCATGTGGTGGTGCAGCACGGCAAGGTCGTGATGCATGACGGTGCGCCGCTGACGGATCGCGGCCCGGTGCTCGACGCCATCAAGACCATCATCGACATCGAGAGCAGGCGGGCGAAGCTGCTCGGCCTGGACACTCCGGTGAAGCAGGCCGTCGAGGTGGACGGCGGGCTCAGGTACGAAGTCGTCGGCGTGGACCCGGACGCTCTCAGATAGCAGGGGGTGGCATCATGCTGGCCGCCCCCTCCGTCGTACGGTTCGAGCCGCGCGGCGCGGCGTTGGAGACCCTCCACCGTACCGATGGTGAGCTTTTGCTCTCGGGTGCGGCCGGCACGGGCAAGAGCGTGGGCGCGCTCATGAAGCTGCACCTCGCCTGTCTGAACACGCCGAAGGTGCGAGCGCTCATCGTCCGCAAGACGCACGCCTCGCTGACCGCGTCCACCCTGGTCACCTTCCGGCAGAAGGTCGCGGCCGAAGCGATCTCTGCCGGGCTGCTCCGCTTCTACGGCGGATCAGCTCAGGAGCCTGCCGCGTTCCGGTACGCCAACGGGTCCACCATCACCGTGGGCGGGCTCGACCGGGCAACCCGCCTGCTCTCGACCGAGTACGACCTGTGCTTCATCGACGAGGCGATCGAGGTCACGGAAGAGGACATCGACACCATCGTCACCCGGTTGCGGAACGGGCGCCTGTCGTACCAACAGCTCATCATGGCGACCAACCCCGGCCCGCCTACGCACCATCTCAAGCTTCGCGCTGACGGTGGCCGGTGCGCCATCCTGTACAGCCGCCACGAGGACAACCCGCGCATGTACGCCGGCGGCGAGTGGACCGAGTACGGGGCCACCTACCTGGAGAGGCTGGAAAGCCTGACCGGTGCCCGCTACCAGCGGATGCGGTGGGGCAAGTGGGTAGCCGCTGAAGGGCTCGTCTACGACGGGTATGACCCGGCCGTTCACCTGCTTGACCGGTTCGAGATCCCCGACTCGTGGACGCGGTGGGTCAGCGTCGACTTCGGGTTCACCAATCCGCAGGTGACGCAGTGGTTCGCGGAGGACGACGACGGCAGGCTGTACCTGTACCGGGAGCTGTACGCCACGCAGAAGACCGTTGACCAGCACGCCCGAGACTTCCTCGACCAGGTCACCGACGCTGACGGTAGATGGACTGAGCCACGCCCCCGCGCCATCGTGTGCGACCACGACGCGGAAGGCCGCGCGGTCCTGCAACGCGAACTGGGCATGTCCACCGTGGCCGCGCGGAAGAAGGTCACCGAAGGCATCCAAGCCGTCCAGGCGCGGCTACGGCCCGCCGGGGACGGCAAGCCGCGGCTGTTCATCCTGCGCGACTCCATCGTCAACGTGGACCAAGCACTCGTCGATGCGAAGCGGCCCACCTGCACCGCCGACGAACTGCCCGGCTACGTGTGGGACACCTCCCCCGGCAAGCCGCCCAAAGAGACGCCGGTCAAGGACAACGACCACGGCTGCGACGCCCTCCGCTACCTCGTCGCCGAACGGGACCTAGGCGTACGCCCCAACATCCGGTTCCTGAACTAACGAAGGAGGCCGCCGTGCCCAACAGCGTGATCGCGCGTCTCCGCCCGGCCATGCCCGTGCTGCTCGTCATCGTCGGCCTGGCGCTGCTGTCCGCCGCGGCGTGGACCATCGCGCTGCCCGCCGGCCTCGCCGTTGCCGGGCTGTCCGCGTTCGTCCTGGAGTGGCGCATCACCGGGGGGAGTAAGCCTTGAGGTCCCTCATCGGCGGTATCGGCGACGCGCTGACCAACAAGTCGCCGGTCCCGTACTCGGGCCGGTCGTCCGGCTTGTCGCTGCCGTTCTTCTCCCGCAACGATCGCGAAGCGCTGATGTCGGCAATGGGTTCGGTCGGCACCCTGTTCTCCATCGTCAACCGGACGTCGACCGCGACCGCGCAAGTCAACTGGCGGCTGTGGCGTAAGGCCAAGAGCGGCAAGCGGGAAGACCGCGTCGAGGTGACCAGTCACCTGGCCCTCGACATCTGGAACCGGCCGAATCCGTTCTACACGCGGCAACTCCTCGTCGAGTCCGAGCAGCAGCACATCGACTTGACCGGCGAAGGCTGGCTCGTGGTGGCCCGTAACCCGTCGATGCGGTCCATCCCGCTGGAGCTGTGGCCGGTCCGCCCGGACAGGATCGCTCCAGTACCGCACCCGACTGACTATCTGTCGGGCTACGTCTACACGGGCCCTGACGGCGAACAGGTGCCGCTCGAACGTGACGAGGTCATCCACTTGCGGATGCCGTCGCCGCTCGACCCGTACCGGGGCATGGGGCCGGTCCAGTCGATCCTGACGGACTTGGACTCGACCAGGTACAGCGCGGAGTGGAACAGGAATTTCTTCATGAACTCGGCCGAGCCTGGCGGGATCATCGAGGTTGACCGGCGCATGGACGACGGCGAGTTCAACGAGATGCGGGCCCGCTGGAACGAGCAGCACAAGGGCGTAGCGAACGCTCACCGGGTCGCCATCCTGGAGGCCGGCAAGTGGGTGGACCGCAAGTTCAGCCAGAGAGACATGCAGTTCGTTGAGCTGCGTGGCGTCGCCCGTGACGTGATCCGCGAGGCGTTCGGCATGCCCAAGTTCGCGGTGGGTGACGTCGAGGACGTGAACCGGGCGAGCGCTGACGCGTCGGCCGCGTGGTTCGCCGAGATGCTGACTACTCCCCGCCTGGAGCGGTTCAAGCAGGCGCTCAACAGCAGCTTCCTGCCCATGTTCGGCACGGCCGGGCAAGGGCTGGAGTTTGACTTTGACGATCCAATCCCGCCCAACGCCGAGGCGACGGACCGGGAACGCGACTCGCGAGCCAAGGCGGCCCGTGACCTGGTCGAGGCCGGATACCACCCCGATGACGTCGCCGACGCGATCGGGCTTCCGAAGATGCGCTACGTGGGGAGGGACAGTGGACAGGCTCAAGACGGCCCGCCCCCGAGCTAGCCTCCGGCAGGGCCGTACTGACTGGTACCGGATCGAGAACGCCGTATCGACTACGGACGCGGCGACTATCCACGTGTACGACGAGATCGGCTATTGGGGCGTCACCGCTCAGGACTTCGTGGCCGAGCTGCAGGGCGTCACCGCCGGGCGGATCGAGCTGCACGTGAACAGCCCCGGCGGGGACGTGTTCGACGGCATCGCCATCATGCAGGCGCTCAAGAGCCACAGCGCGCACGTCACCGTCACCGTGGATTCGCTGGCCGCGAGCATCGCGTCCGTGATCGCCATGGCCGGTGACCGCGTGGTGATGGCCAAGAACGCCACCATGATGATCCACGACGGTCACAGCCTCGCGATCGGCAACGCCGCCGACATGCGGCAGACCGCGGACCTGCTCGACAAGGTCTCGGACAACATCGCCTCGGTGTACGCGGAGCGTGCGGGCGGCACCGTCGAGGAGTGGCGCGACAGGATGCGCGCCGAGACGTGGTACTCGGCTGACGAGGCCGTGGCCGCTGGCCTGGCTGACGAGGTCCTGGGCGCGGGCAAGCCCGCCGAGAACACGTGGGACCTGTCCGTCTTCAACTACTCCGGCCGGGCCGAGTCGCCCGCGCCGGTCATCAACGAGCGGCCGGCCGATCCGGTGCGCGAGGAACTCCCGGCCGGGCCGGTGTTCCAGTTCGACCCTGACGCATTCAGGCGAGCCTTTGAGGAGGCAGCACGATGACCACCACCGTCCCCACGGCTCCGGCCGAGCTGGAAGAGATCCTGTCCGACCGGACCAAGGTCGAGGCCCTGTTCAAGGAGGGCACGTTCGGCCAGTTCGTGAAGAACTACGCCGACGCCATCAAGGCCAAGGATGAGGGAATCGCCGTCCAGGTGCGGGAGGAGACTCAGCGGGTCCTCGCCGAGTGGCTGAAGGAGAACCAGGTCGACAACGTCAAGCGGCTCAACCTGGACCCGGCCCGTCCCACGCCGAAGGACCGGGGCGCGAGCTACAACCCGAAGGCGCTGGGTGCCGCGCTGGACAACGAGTTCACCGACACCGCCGACTACTTGCGGACGATCTGGTACAACAGCCACGGCGCGGACGCCCAGGCCAAGCGGGCGAAGATCCGCAACGACTACAGCTCGGTGGTCCCGTCTGACGGTGGCTTCCTGGTGCCGGAGTCGCTGCGGTCCACCCTGCTGCAGGTGTCGCTGGAAACCTCCATCGTCCGGCCGCGCGCCATGGTCGTCCCGATGGAGACGTCGCGCGTGCTGTTCCCGACGATCGACTCCACCTCGAACGCGTCGTCTGTGTTCGGCGGCATGATCGCCTACTGGACGGAGGAGGCGGGCGCGCTGCAGAAGTCGTCCGCCAAGTTCGGCCGGATCGCGCTCGACTCGAAGAAGTTGACCGGGTACAGCGTCGTCCCGAACGAGCTGTTCGCCGACTCCATCACCAGCTTCGAGGCGTTCCTGTCGCAGAAGTGGCCGCTCGCCCTGTCGTTCGCTGAGGACTCGGCGTTCTTCTCCGGCACTGGCGTGGGTGAGCCGCTGGGCTTCCTCAAGGCATCCGCCGCGGTGTCGGTGACGAAGGAAGGCAGCCAGGCTGCGGACACCATCAAGTGGGAGAACATCGTCAAGATGTACGCCCGGATGCTGCCGTCCAGCCTGGGCAGCGCGGTGTGGATCGCGAACATCGACGTCTTCCCGCAGCTCGCCACGATGGCGCTGAACGTGGGTACCGGCGGCGGCCCGATCTGGCTGAACAACGGCGCGGAGGGTGCGCCGATGACGATCCTCGGCCGCCCGGTCATCTTCACCGAGAAGGCGGAGACGGTCGGCGACGCGGGTGACATCAACTTCGTGGACCTGTCGTACTACCTGATCGGCGACCGTCAGCAGATGCAGATGGCCACGTCCGAGCACGTCGAGTTCGACACCGACCAGACCGCGGTCCGCATCATCCAGCGGGCGGACGGTCGGCCGTGGCTGAACTCCGCCATCACCCCCAAGAAGGGCTCGAATACGTTGTCGCCTTTTGTGAAAATCGAGGCTCGCGCGTAGCAGTCGCCAGCCCCGCCGGGCCTTCAACTCCCCGGCGGGGCTGTTCCGAACTGGCACTAGCACCCCAAGAGGAAGGCATTACTCATGGCAGGACAGGAAGGCCTCGGCCGTCTCTTCAACGTGGTCCCGATCGCGGCCGGTGTCGGTATCAGCCTGAAGGACGCGGCCGGTGTGACGTTCGTTGTGACCGGCGCGGACACGTTCACGCTCACCACGGCCGACACGTTCGGCGGCTCCTACGCGACCCCCGGCAGCATCATCACCAGGAAGTCCACCAACACCGCCACGAACGGTTCGGCGGCGTGGGTGGACACCACCCAGACCGCATCCAACGCGGTCGTGGTCGCGTCCGGTACGGCTGCCTTCTACGTCCCGGCGACGGCACTGCCAGACGGCAAGGTGTACGTGAAGTGCTCCGCCGGCGCGTCCGGTCTGGTCAAGGCGATCGTTCACGATCTGGCCGTCCAGCGGACGCCCGCGAACCTGCCGGCGCTCGGGGCCTGATGGCTCTGTGGCGCTGCCTGGGCTGCTCCACCGCCTACGCGGTGGGGCTGTCCGGGTGTCCTCACTGTCACTCAACCGACCGGATAGAGCAGGGACAGCCCATGCCGAAGATCACCCGCCACGGTGGCGCGTCCACCGCAGACGAGGAGGTGGCGTCATCGCCTGGGAACAGCTCCTCGACATCGCCGCAGAAGCAGCAGCCGAGCGAGACGCCGAGCAAGGCCGCCCCCCGGAAGCCTGCCCCAACGACGGGGAGCCGCTCCAGCAAGACGCGCAAGGGCGACCCCGCTGCCGGTTCGACGGCTGGACGCCCGACCGCTGACAACTGAACCTGCCTGACCGCCCCTGGGAGGCACCGTGAACGACCCGACGTACGCGACCAGGGAAGCGGTCAAGGCGGCGCTCGACATCAAGCAGACGGCCCGATCAGACCGGCAGCTCGACGAGGCGCTAGCCGCGGCGTCCCGCACGGTCGAGGGCGTCTGTCACCGCCGCTTCTACCCGCAGACCGGGACGCGCTACTTCGACTGGCCCAACCACCAGTACGCCCGGCCGTGGCGTTTGTGGCTCGACGCGGACGAGGTCATCGAGGTGACCACGCTGACGGCCGGCGGAGTTGAGATCCCCTCGACGGACTACTTCCTTCGCCGGTCGGACGGGCGGGACGAACCGCCGTACACCCACATCGAGATCGACCTGGACTCGTCGTCGGCGTTCTCCTCCGGCGGCACCCATCAGCGCGCTGTAGCGATCACGGGCGTGTTCGGGTACCGGGCCGACGAGGTGGACGCCGGGGTGCTGGCCGGGGCTCTCGACGCCGTACAGGCCAACGTGGTCGTGTCCGACGCGTCAGCGATCGGCGTGGGCGACATCATCCGAGTCGGCACCGAACGCATGGTGGTGTCTGGGAAGCGCATGGCCTCGACGGGGCAGACGCTCCAGGCGCCGCTGACGGCATCGAACGCTGACGTGTCCGTCGCTGTCGAGGACGGCAGCGCATTCCAGCCCGACGAGATGATCCTGATCGACTCGGAGCGGATGCTTGTCGTTGACGTGGCCGGTGACGGCTTGACCGTCAAACGGTCCTGGGATGGCTCAGTCCTGGCGACCCACACCGGGAGCCCCGTATACGCCCTCCGGGCGCTCAGCGTGGATCGTGGGGCTCTGGGGACGGTAGCGGCGGCCCATGCCGATGGTGCCGATGTGGCCCGGCACGCTCCTCCGGCTCTCGTGCGTAGCGCAACCATGGCGCTCGCCCTCAACCAGATCTTGCAAGAGGGCTCCGGCTACGCCCGCGTGGCGGGTGCCTCGAACATTCAGCGGATCGACGCCGGCAAGGGCAAGCCAGCACGCGAACGGACAGGCCGCGGTGTCGCCGACGCCGTGGAAGAGGTGTACGCGGTCCACGGGCGTAAGGCCCGTATCCGGGGGGTGTGACGCATGCTGAACGTTGACATCGGCGGAAGCGGCCCGGTGTTCGACGGCCGGGCCCGCGCCGCGGCGAAGGACTACGTCGAGGCCGCCGTGGACGACGTCGCCGCCACCGGTCTGCGGGACGTACAGACGAACCTGGCCCGGGTGCTGCGGCATCCGACCGGCAGCTACCAGTCCCACATCAAGGACCGGGCGTCAGGCACCCGCCACGTGATCCACGACGACCGGGTGGTGTACGGGCCGTGGCTTGAGGGCGTCGGCTCACGCAACGCACCCGAGACGGTGTTCGCCGGGTACAGCACGTTCCGGCTCACCGCTCAGGCGTTGGAGAAGAAGGCCGGTCAGATCGCCGAGCGCACCCTTCCCCGCTACCTGGAGCGGATGCAATGAGCCTCGACGTGACGACCATCCTCGACGGCATCGTGTCGCACGCTATGCGGCTCGGCCTGTTTGAGCGGGTCAACTCCCACGAGCCAGAGTCCGCCCCCGGCAACGGCATCATCGCCGCCGTCTGGGCTGACCAGATGTCGCCGGCGAAGGGACAGTCGGGGCTCAACACGACGACGGCACGGGTCGTGTTCAACGTCCGGCTGTACACGTCGCTGGCTCAGGAACCGGCCGACATGATCGACCCGGACATGCTGGCCGCCGCTGATCTGCTGATGGCGGCCTACTCCGGCGACTTCACCTTGGGCGAGTCGGTGCGGAACGTCGACCTACTCGGCGCGCTCGGCATCCCCTTGTCCGCTCAGGCGGGCTACGTACAGCAGGACGACAAGGTGTTGCGCGTCATGACGATCACGCTGCCGCTCGTCATTAACGATCTATGGGCGCAGGAGGCGTGATGGGAAAGCAAGGCGGGCTCGGTGATCGGCTGCTGGTGGCGGGCTATGACCTGTCCGGGGACATCGGCAGTCTCGGCCGGATCGGTGGCGGGCCTGCCCCGCTTGAGGTGACCGGCATCGACAAGAGCGCCATGGAGCGGATCGGCGGGCTACGGGATGGGGCGATCGAGTTCTCGGCGTGGTTCAACCCGGCCACCGGCAGGGCGCACCCGCGACTGTCGCCGCTGCCCGTCGCGGACCGGGCGCTCTCTTACCTTCGCGGCACCGCGCTGGGCGGGCACGCGGCTTGCCTCATCGGCAAGCAGATCAACTACGACGGCTCCCGGGGCGACGACGGAAGCTTCACGCTCGAAGTACAGGCGTTGGCCAACGGGTTCGGGCTGGAGTGGGGCGTCCAGCACACGGCGGGTGTACGGGCCGATACAGCCGCTACCAACGGTGCTTCCGTCGATGGGGGCGCGGCTACCGAGTTCGGGTTGCAGGCGTACCTACAGGTGACCGCGTTCACTGGCACGTCCTTCACGGTCAAGCTGCAGCAGTCCGCCGACGACGGCGACGCAGACGCGTGGGCGGACGTGCCCGGCGGAGCGTTCACCGTAGCCACCGGCGTCACCTCCCAGCGCATCGCCACCGCATCGGACCAAGCTGTCGAGCAGTACCTACGGGTGGTCACGACCGGCACCTTCTCTGCGGCGTCGTTCTCCGTCGTGGTCGTCCGCAACGAAACCGAGGTGACGTTTTGATGGCGCTCAGCCCATGCGTGACCGGCACTGTCGCTGTCTACAAGACGCAGGCCATTCCCGTCAAGGCGTGGGCCGACGACGGGGCCGCCTACGTAGCCGGAGAGGCGGCGCTGGTACGCGCGGACTCCCTGCCCGACTTCGTCCGCCTGGACCGTGCGACCACCCACACCGTGCCGCCGCACAAGCCGTCACCGATCGGCCGGCCACCGGTCATCAACGAACTGACGAGGCGGGGGAGGCAGGCGTGAGGCCGATCAACCGCATCACCCCGGTTCTCCCCACGACCGCGTTCAAGACCTACCAGGTCGTGGCCCCGCCCTCGACTCACTGGCGGCCGGCCACGTGCGCGGAGGTTGACTGCGGAGGCTTCCTGCACGGCTGGCGGTCCCTCATCGACGAGCGGACCGCACTCGGCCAGCAGCAAGCCCACTACATCAGGCGCGAGTCAAGGCGCAAGCACACCGAGCACCGCGACGAGGCGGGCCTGACCGTCTTCGACTTCGAGGCCGGGCAACGCTGCTTCGCCCCCCACAAGGTCCGGCTCGACCGGCCAGAGGTGTACCTGGTGCGCGGCGGCGACTGGCGCGGCAACCCGGCCGGACAGGTCCGGAGGCACGCCAACGCCGCCGACTGGACCGAGGACTTCGCGCTCCATCAGGAGCGCTTGGCCGACCAGATCGAACGGCAGTAACCAACCCGGCGACCACGAAGGGCTCAGCGCTTCTGCGGTGGGCCCTTTCGCATGCCCGAACAGAAGGATGTGAGTCCCAGTGGCCAAGGAATCAGGGCTCGGCTGGTCTGTGCTGAGCGTGGACGACGCGGCCGGCACCCCGTGCGACGTCCGCAACGACGTGACCTCGCTCGAATACGCGACGCCCCGCGCGGTGCAGGACGTGACCGGCATCGACAAGAGCGCCATGGAGCGATTGCTGCTGCTGGCCGACTTCAGCATCACGCTCAACGGCGTGTTCAACGACGCGGCCGGGATGTCTCACTCGGTGTTCAAGACCGTCCCGTCCAGCAGCGTTCCGCGCACCACCACTCTCACCGTGTCCGGGCAGACGCTCGCCAACGAGGTCCTGTTCACGGACTACTCGCTGAACCGGGGCGACGATGGCGCGCTCCCCTGGTCGGTGCCTGGCGTGCTCGCTGACGGCCAAGTCCCCACCTGGAGCTGACGTGGGATTCAAGCGGCCTGCGAAGGTCTACAAGCTCCTGTTCGAGGACGACGACATGGCGGGCCTGGAGGTGAAGGCGCGGTCCATGTCCACCGGCGACCTGCTCGACATGGCGCCGCTGCTCGACATGAAGATGTCCAACGCTCCCACCGCCGACGAGCTGGAGCAGGTGCGCGACCTGCTGGAGCGGTTCGCCGAAGTCCTCATCTCCTGGAACCTGGAGGACGAGGACGACGAGCCGATCCCGGCCACGCTCGAAGGTCTCCTGTCGCAGGACATCGCGTTCGTGATGGACATCGTGCAGGCGTGGGCCGACGCGGTCAGCGGGGTCCCCGCCCCTTTGGACGGGCGGTCTCCCTCTGGAGATCCGTCCCTGGCGGCGTCGATTCCGATGGACGCATTGTCACCCAGCCTCGCGAGCTGATCCACGCCCGGTGGGTGCTGGCCATGTGCCAGCGCTTCCACTGCCTTCCCTCGCAGCTCCTCGCTGAGGACGCCGAGTTTCTACGCCTGCTTGCTCTCGAAGAACTCGGCGCCGATGGGGGTGAGTAGGCATGGCCAACGAGGTGACGATTACTGTTGTCGGCCGCGACCGCACGGGGGGCATGTTCTCCGGGCTGTCGAAGCGGGCCAACGCCGCGTTCGGTGAGGTCCGGCAGACGGTCAAGGCCGAGATGGAGGGGGCCGCCGCCGACGCCGAGTCAGGCGGGCGGAGCATCGGCGACCGGATGATGACCGGCACCACGTCCGCCGTGTCCGGTCGGCTCGACCAGTTCACGACCGTGGTCCGCGAGAACATGGCCAGGGCTGGGGAGGCGGCCGGCGCCGACTTCGGGGGCGGCATCGTGCGTGGCGCTGATGAGCGCCTGCGTGACGCCAAGGGCCGGTTCATGAAGGCGATCGTGCCTTCAGCGGATGTGGAGCATGAGGGGCGCGGCATCGGCTCCCGCCTGCTCGGCGGCCTGGTCGGCGCGGTGTCCTCCGGCATGAGCGCTGTCAGGTCGGCGATGAGCGACGGACTGAAGGGGATGGCGTCGACCGTCAGTTCGGTGGCGATGCCGATCCTGATCGCTGCCCTGGTCGGCGCTGCCGTGCCTGCCGGGTTGATGGTCGGCAGCCTGTTGGGTGGCGCGCTGGTGCTCGGCATCGGCGCCGGGTTCACCGGCCTCGGCGCGATGCTGCTCATGCAGAACGAGAAGATCAAGGCCGCGTTCGCGAAGACCGGCGACGAGATCAAGACCATCATGATCGACGCGTCGAAGCCGCTCGCACCGGTCTTCCAGTCGGCGCTCAACCAGGTGAAGTCCCTGGTCAAGGACTTCAATCCGATCTTCAAGGACGCGTTCAAGGACGCTGCCGTACCGCTGAAGGACTTCCTCGGCCTGCTCGTCAGCGGGTTCAAGGAGCTGAAGCCCGCCGTGGCCCCGCTGATGGAGTCCTTCACTGGGCTGCTCGACGCGATCGGCCCGTCGATGGAGGCCGTGTTTGTCAGCATCCGCGACAGCCTGACCGACCTGGCCTCGACGGTGAACGAGAACCGGGGCGTCATCGCTGGCCTGTTCATCATGATGGCGAACGCGGTCCCGGCCGTGATCGGTGCGCTGAGTTGGATGATCAGCACGTTCTCTAGCCTGCTCGGAGTTGTCAACGGTGTGCAGGCCACGGTCAGCAAGGCCTTCTACGGCGCGACCGAGGTCATCATGGGGTTCGCGGAGAAGGTGCTCGGCGTGATGCGGTCGGTCGCGGAGGCGATCAGCAGCATCCCCGGCATGGAGGACATCGGCCGCAAGATGGTGGCCGGGCTCGACACGGCTATCGCCAAGGTCGGCGAGTGGAAGCGGTCGGCTCAGGAGGCGGGTAAGGCCGTCGAGCTGAAGGCGAACATCTTCGACCTGACGCAGAAGATCGACGTCGCCAGGGCTGCGCTCATGGACCCGGAGCTGTCCAAGGAACGCCGGGCCAAGCTCAACGCGGACATTGCGCAGCTCATCGAGAAGAAGACCGCGGCCATCGTCGCGCTCGGCGACCCGAAGCTGATCAAGGAATACAAGTCCTCGATCAACACGGAGATAGGGACGCTGCAGTCGAGGCTCGCCGCCGCGCGTAAGGAGCTGGCGGACCCGAACCTGACGAAGGAACGCAAGTCCAAGCTCAACGCGGACAT